TGGGATACGTCACGCTTAAAGCGGCTAACTGAATCGCGGCTGGATACACTAATACCAGCCTTTTCCATAATTCCCTTAACCTGTGAATCAGGAAGGTCAAGAACCGCCTTAAATCCAATCATGGATACATTACCGTCAGATTCTACCGCTGAGCGAATAACATCCCACTCAGCAGGTCCAATCCCATATTTATTCATGATCTTGGCGAAAGGCGCTTCTAACTCAGCGAATGACTTTCCGGAGCGCATCCCCATGCCAGCGGCAAGCATCTGAGCGGTCCCGGCCATATTTGCCTCAGTCCACCATTTCAAACCAATAAGCTTAAAATACTTCTGGTGCAGTTTGGAAAACATTCCCGGACTAGAGTCGCTGCTGGAAAATCTGTCGATTACATCACCAAGCATTGCCTCCGCATTAACTCCGGTAAGATGTAATACATCCTTCCTCTGCGATACGGGCACGTTATCAATAAAGCTCTTAAATGAACCAAGCTGGGCGCTTAAAAAGTTTTCTCCACCAGCGCGGATTACACCAGCGCGTGTTCCCAAATCTGGCAAGCTTGACAATACAGAGAATCCCAGCGAACCCATATCAACTACTTTTCTGGCATTTCCAAGCCACTTAGCCATGGGGGAGTGGCCTGGAATAGACGTAGATCCATCCATTTCTGCCATGTAGTTTTGAAGCCGCTTTTGTTCGGCCATATCCATGCCTTTAATTAAATTCTTAAAAGCATTTTTTGGATTTGTGCCCAATGTTTTCATTAATGCCGTGTCGCGTGAAGTGCGCCGAATCATGCTCTGCAATTCTTCAGGAAGTGAGCGCCTTCCGTACTTCATCATAAAATCGTATTCAAACGACGCATTTTTGAAATGAATCAAGCGACCTTGCTCAAGGCGTCTGGCCATGTCAGCGGGACGGCTAACACTTCTTATAATTTCGTCTGCATCGGCTTCGGCTGTGGTGTCTAGGCGTCCATCAACAACATCGTCATAAATTTTAGATATTACATCTTCGGCGTTTAAGTTTTGAAAGTCTCGCTTAAATGATCGATCAAAGTCGGCCCATTGAAGCATGTCTTTTGTGAACTGTTCTTTTCCAATTTGCTTCAATAGCTCTGGATCATAAGTTCGCGTAAATGTGAAGCCTTCAAGCTTGTTAACAAAGGCTCCAGCATCATTCTTTTTTACTAAGACAGCGTCATTAAGCTTTTTTATTGCCCTAGCAATCCCAAGTGCTTCAACAGACTTCGTAATTCCTGGCGTGCCATTTTCTTTAGCAAGTTCCGCCGTTTCAATAATGATTTCTCTATCAAGCTGTCGGCCCTTAAACACTTCAAGAAGTCCGGGAGATTTCTCGATTTCAGAAATAAAAAGTTCAGCAAGCTCCGCTTCCGTAGTCTTTGCGTCATAGTCAATGCTTAGACGGCCCTCATGTACATTTTTAAATGTCCCGCCGAACTTTGCCCTTAAGCCTTCGGCCTTTGTTTTGAATTGTGGATCAGAGATAAATTCTTTAAGGCGATTCATCTTTGCAATATTCTGAAGCGTCTTAATTTCGTAAATCTCAGCAGCGCGGCGGTAGCCGTTAAGCATCTCCAAGGCTTTGCGACGAAACTCAATAGTTGGGTTTCCCCCAGCCTTAAGGAAAGCTTCGCGCCTAGCTTTATTCATAGAATTAAAAACGTCTTCCAGGTCAGCCCGGTCAGCTTCAGGAAAAGCTTTTAATACTTCTTCAATACAGTTAGCCATTAGCTCCTACCTACGCATGTGAACATGGCTTTAATAATTCCCTCGCCATCGCTGCGAGCTTTTTTGTATCCAGCTAAAACACCGCCCTGCTGCTTGGATTTTCCAGTGATATCTTCAAGCATTGCTTTTTCGCCAGGAGAGAGCGCACCGGCTGCGTCCAATTCATTCACGATTTCCATAGCCTCCTGCTTTGCTTCAGCAAGCGCCTGGTCTTCCAGGGGAGGCAGTTCAGAGCGACGCTCTAGTTCACGCAAGGCGCGAGCGTCATCAAGGCTATAAAAAAGCTTTTCATCTGGCGAATTGTAACGTCCCAGGGATTCGTCAATTTCCCCCTGTTTTAGGCCAGCTAGATACTTTGGGTCTGACTCAATTGAATTTAGCGCCTTAAGTTTTGACCTGGATTCAGGGAATATCATTACGCTGTTGTGTCTTGCGCTGCCATCTTCTGCGCCATCTACAAAATGAATTCCGTCATATCCTTGCTCGCGTAACCTGGCGTTAAATTCCTCAGTTTTGCCAGCCGCTTCGAGTGCGTCATATAACCTTGCTGGATGGACGGGAGCTCCATCATTTAAACGCTTGGCAATGTCATTCGACTTTGGAAGTAGATCAATCGCCGCTTCTGCTGCATTTTTGGGAACATAAGCCGCATCTCCCAAAGAAAGAAGCTTGGCACCTGACAAATCAAGCTCATGGATTAGGCCGGGAGATTCGTTAAATGTCGAAGCCGCATAGCCATTTGCTACATATGGGTCATCAACTAAGTAGATGCCACTTCCAAAGTCGCCGCGAGAGTTTTTGTATTGCTCTGGAGTGATATTATCAAATGCCTCTGCACGAGAAGAGGTTCCCAAATATAGCTTACGGCTAACCGGAGCAGAAGAATCGATTGGCTCAAATTTGTACCCGGAGCGGCCTGAAAAATCCGTATCGGGCCTCGGTCCAATTCCAGTGCGCTCACGATTAAACACGTCCTCAAATAGCTTTACATCAGGAAATCTTCCATCAAGGATCTGGCTTGCCGAAGATTCAACCATACGGTGATTTGTTGGATTTGCGCCCCTTTTGGATTCCAGGTATCGCCCTACGCCATATCCAAAGCCTTCAATTCCAGCGCCAACAAAGCCGCCTAAAGCAATATTTGCCATAGACTGAGAAAGAGAAACGTCCATCTCCAACTGTCGATTTCTTGCTATCTCAAGTGCTTCAAAAGGTAATTGGGTTACAGCACCCTCAACCGCGCCGCGAGATAATGCCCCGGTTAGCGTTGTAGACCGCAATAAAGCAGGCGCGGCTGCGGCAGAGCTAACCGCCCAACCCCCAAGGATATTTGCGCCAAATTCAAGCGGGTCCATGAGATGTGCGGCCATATTTGCGCCAAAGCCCGCAATGCCGCCACCGCCAGCGGTATAGATTCGATTTTGTAAAACTTGGCGGCGCTTATGCGCATCTGCAATATACTCCGCAACCTCTTCTTTTTTGGGCTCAGTCCAAGTAATTCCGGTGCCCATGTACTTTTCATTAAGCTCAGCAACGGACAGCGTTTTTTGCCCAGGCATTTCATCAATGGTCTTTGTGGCCATCATGTCTGCAATGGTCATCAAGCCAGTTGATTCTTTAGCCAACTCAAATTCAGAGCTAATTACGTCCCAAGAAGAAGACGGCAGCACGTCTCCGGCATGGTTTTGCCAGAAATCCGGACTAGGTTCTTCTTGTACGAATGGGAGGGCCATTACTTAGAGGTTCCTTTCGTCGGATATTGGTCAATTGCTTTTAACTGCTCATTTGTAATGCCAAGTTTTCTGGCAGAAGCTTCTCGCTCAGGAGGGATATCGCCAGCATTAGCTTCTGGGGCCGAAAGCTTTGGCATGTTCTTTTCCCAAAAGCTCTTATTGTAGTTAATGGCGTCAACGCTCGGATTAATGCTGGATTTGCTAAAGCTGATTTCAACTGGCTTGCCAGATTTGTCCGTTAGAGGAATCCACATTTTTCCAGCAGGCACCATGAAACGAGCGCCAGAAGAATCTTTCTTTGTAACCCAACGACCATTTTCAATTGCCAATTTCAGTTTATTGGCCAGTACGCCAGAATCTTTTTCAAGCTGACCGCCAGGAGGTACAATGCCTCTCTCTCCCCAAGTTTGTGGATCGCGGATCGACTCCATTTCGCCCTTAATGTATTTGGGATTCGTCATCACAGAGCCAATAACCTTGGGCACAAAAACCGTATCTATCGTGTGATAGTGTTGACCAATCATTTTCTCAAAAGCAGCATTGGTGGATTCCTCATTTGTAAATCCGCCAGTGTTCTTGGTATTAATTGCCTCAAGAACAATTGCCTCTTTCATAGTCTCAGCAAGCTTCACGTTTGCTGCCCATGGTCCAGTCGCAGAAAACGCCTTATAAGTATTAGCAAAGGCTGTATCAACCCGCTTCCTAATGTCAGATTCTTGCTCTTTTCCTACTGACTTAAGCAATGCATCACGGTTTTCTTTTTTGAAATTGGAAAGCATTGATGCCATCGATTCAGGAGATTCCATGTAAAAGGCGTTACGAAATCTCTGGTCAAGCTTTGGCTCAAGCTGATCCATGACGACTGGCGCAAACCCTTGCGCACGCTCTTTAATGCTAGAAAGATACGCAGCGGCTTGATTTGGATTTTCCTCGCTGAGTTTATTTAAATTGCCGACAATCGCCTCAACTTCTGGCTTGGTAAGGGGATTAAATGGCATTTCAATTTGATTAGAAATCTGACGCCTAGATTCGATTCGAGCAAAGTCTGGAATGGCGTTTGATATGCCGCCGTCCATTTCTTTTTGAAAATGCGACTCAGCATATAATGCCGGGTCTTTCTGTCGCTCGGACATGACGCGATTCCAAACCTCATTATTTATTGATTCATAGGTTCGCTTATGTTCATAACCAAAGTTTTTACTATCAATGTTCATCTTTCCAAGCTGAGCGTCATACTCTTGCTCCAATAGCTTGTTGTACTTCTCCCTTTCGCCTGGGCTCATGGACCAAAGCTCATTTCTTACTTGGGCATAGCTAAGTCCAAGCGCCAAAGTGACCGTTGCCTCGTTAGCTTGGTCTTTGGTGATGACCTTTTTCTTTGCCAGTGCATCAAAACTAATAATCATGGAGCGAGCCTCTAGCTCATCAAATCTTTGAAGTGCTTCAGGCTTAGGGTCAGTCAACAATGCACGATAGCTTTGAAGTTTTCCATTTAGCATGGCTAGCTGCTTACGGTCGCCTTGCTCGGAAACATTCAAGAGTCGATTGCGAATTCTATCAATGTCAGACGGCTTAAGAACTGAAGCCACAAGCATTGGGTCTAAATCGGTGCCAAAAACACCAGACTTCATCCCACCCAAAGAAATGGTTTTTTTGCCATCCTTCTCATCAACGCCGACTTTGTAGTTTTCCTCCTTCGACATGATGAATTCGCCGGTAGTGGGGTCAACCGGAGCCGTTTCCGTAATATGGTTTAGAATAGCTAAACCTTCGGCGGCCTTTTGTTCATTTTGGGCGTATCCAGAAAACAGAGCATCAATGTATGTTTTTGCTCCATTCCGATAAATTTCTTGAGCCTCGCCTGGTGTATTAATTGTGCCAACGCTTCCCTCTAAATCCTGGCGAAGCGCCTCAATTTGGTCATAAGCGTTTTGCAGAGAAGGGTTGTTGATTAGGAAATTTGCGCCTGTGTTTGCTCTAATCTCGATGTTTTTCTTGTAGGTAAGGGCCTTGGTTACGTTTTCCCATTGTACGCCATTAACATAAGATGACTGGAACATGCGCTCCGTCTGGCCGCGATACATGCGCTGTGCATCGCCTGTTGGCATTGCCTTTAATCCCTCTGCTTGGCGAGTATCTAGCTCTTTTCGTAGAGCCTCAGAAAAGCCAGAAACGTCATAGACCAACTCACCATTGGGGCCGAGAATGTCATTCCCATCAGCGTCTTTTTTAGTGTAGTTGAGCTTTAGTTCCTGCTCTTTAGCTGTCAGCCAACGGATATCTTCTGAATGCCTGTCAGCAACAGCATCGGATTCCATTGCTCGCTTACGGGCCTGCATAAGATTACTGCCCAGCTCGCCCAGGGCACCGCCGAAATTGGCAAGCGCAGCGGCGTCTCTACCGAATCGCTCGGGAGCAATATCAGTTGCCGGTGGAGCATCTGGAAACTGATTATTTGCGTCTTGAAATACAGGAATTGTCGGCATCAGAGTTTTCCTTTATCTTCAATGCGACGGTCATAAATGTATGGATTCTTAGAGAATCCAGTCAAAATGCTGCTTGCCCCTGATAGCATTCCCGCAACTTCCGCATCATCGCCCATGAATCTGCTTAGTTCACTTTCAGTCATAAGCGTCTGCTTTCTATATCTAGCCGCAGATTCGATTGTGCGTATTTCATCAAATGCATTAGCCGCAGATTCTTCAAGCATAAGTAGGGGAGTTCCACTTAATTGAACACCAGAGCGACCAAACGCGGATATTTGCGCACTTTTAATGCGGTCGTATCTTCTCCTGGTTAAGTCGATTTCCCGATTGGCCGCTATATCTACCTGCGCAGATTGAGCTTCTTTTGCTCTTGCCTCAAGCTGATATGCTTCTGATTTAGATTGCCCGGAACGGATACTTCCGTATGCCTGAAGTACAGTTCCGATTGCTAATGCTTCGCCTGACATTAGAACAACCTCGCGTATAAATTGGCGTCTGCGCCATCAGGAAGATAACGGCGCATAACGCCCTCAAGCTGGAACCCAAGAACTTTGGCAAACTTATTGCCTTGACCATAGTCAGTGCGAACATTGACGGATACGCGCTTTAATTCCTGGCGGTCAACCGCATAGTCAATAAGCGCCCCGCAAATCTTCGTCAGAGCTAAAGGATATTTTTCGGTTTCTTTGCTAAAAACAGCCCAAAGTTGGGAGCAGCCGCCCCAATGACGAAGTGATCCTGCAACACCGTGAAGATTTCCGCCGCTTTCACCAAAGCCAACGGCCAGACTATCGTGGTTCATCTTAGAAAGCCGGATAAGATCCTTACTGCATCCTATCTCTCCGATAGAAAAACAGTCTTTGACGTTTAATTCGTCAATGTCATCAGGGTTAATTTCAAAGACTTTATACTTCACTGAAAACCACCCGTGAAGAAAGTCCAAGTATTGTGCAGGGCCATGGTTCTTCCATGGCTAATGCAAATCCAGCATCAGTCCCAGAGCTTCCAGGAATAGATACTTGTTTTGTGCCAGTGAATGTTCCCCATGGAGGTGCTGCTGTATAGTCAAATGGGATTGGCTCAAAATCTGTATTATCCTCAAATCCAGTTTTGCGTAAATGCCTATCGGGACCAATCCGCAATCCCCAAGACTGGTGCAAACGAAGCGTTACTTCATCAGCCCTTTTTTCAGATGCGAGTGGGATTTCTGGATTGTTTCCGCCCTCAATTTGAAGCAGACGAAGATAGCCGCGTTGCAGGTATCCGAGGGTTACTTTTGTGGCCGCAACGGGAAGGGTAATTTGACCGGAGCCATTTACATCAATTTCGGCATTATAGACTATTACCCCAGATGCATTCTCGGCTACGCAATATGGGGAAGTGCTGGCAAACATGGTAAATCCACTCCATGCAGTTGCAGATGCACCAACTTGCGCATAGGCACAATCAAGAAAAATATTTACCGTGTTGAGTGTGTAATCACCAGTAAGAGTTAAGTGGCTCTTAATGTCGTCTAGATATTCAACGAAGTAGTGCTGAGTTCCATTGAGATATCTTGAAACAACCAGCCACAGGCGGTCTTTTTTGGTGTCTGTAGACGGAACAACGCAAGCTGCCGCGACAGCAACAACCTCTTCATCGTCACTGTTTCCACCCAAAATGTGTGAGTGCCATGCTGCAATTTGCTGTTGCTTGTCTCGGGTAAGCCCATAGAGCCGCCCCGCCGAATCATATGCCCATTGAATTACTGCTGGCGATGTTTGTAGGCTCAATCCCAAAACTTCACTTTCCGATTCATAATCGTCATGCGCAGTTGCAATGTGATTTGCAAATAGCGTCAAATTCGTTGCTTGGTAAGCATCGGCGTCAAAATTAAATCCGATCTCTCGAATGATTTGGCCGGACCTTTGCACAAAACTAATTGCATAGTCAGATTTAAGGGCCTGAACCTTTGCGCTTCCATGTGTTGTTTCTTCGTCGAACTGAACCCTTAACGTAGTCCCGTCTTCTACAAATACGCCAACCCACTCAGAGCTTGCCGTTCCGATTGTCAATTTTTTCCCGCCAACCATCCAGCGAATCTGGTTTAAGCGAGCACTTGCAAGCGTGAATCTTTGAGGATCTGCAACCCCAGCAGTTGCAGGAATGTCATGCATTTGAAAGTAGTCAGAAACTTGACTCGCCCAAAATGTATCTGGCTGTGATGTGTTTCCGCCAAAAACAAGGCGCTGATTGTATGCCGTTACCGTTCTTGGAAATCCCCTGTAGGTGCTCCATGCGCCCTCTTGCCATTCTGTTAGTGCGCCGGTTCCGCTCAGCGTTGAAGTAACGGTAGCACTTACAACCGTTGTGCTTGTGAATCCAGTTACCTTAAAGAAACCGTCAGTTCCGTATCTAAAATAAGTGCCAACATGCCCAGAGTTGAAAAACGCAGCCGAAGCTGTAACCGTAATATTTCCAGTTGTTGCAGATGGAGTCAGAGTTGTTGAACTGATATTCGTGTCACGATACGGGATTGAATAATGTGCGGCCCTGGACGAAACGCTTGCTAGACCAATATAGGCATCTAAGCTAAATGCAGCCGTTGAAGTTCTACGAAGAACATACGGCTCAAAAGCATTACTGGTAATAAATAACGTTTCCCCAATTTGGGTGTACTGAATCTCGGGAAGAAATATGCTCGCATCTACCGTAATGGGGCTTCCTGTCGGAGTAATTACTGAATTATCAGACACTCTGATGCAGCGGAATGTTAGCGACGTGCTGGACGCGGCAGCGACCTCAACAACAAAAATGTCTGCCGCACTATCATAAGAGCAGGCAAATGGAATAAGTGTTGCAAATTTATTGCCCTGCGTTTCTTTTACATACCTTGTTCCAGGGCGACGAGTTGCGGCTCCACCAGGCAAGACAATAAAGTTTCTGGCACGCCTAAGCCCTAATGTATGCTGGGCAAGATCCGAACGCGCCTCTAAAAGAGGGCCTGCCTCGCCTCCGAGAAAGTTTTGTTTTGCAACAACCTTCCTGGGCATTAGTTCCTCACATCAATATATGCATCAGCAATTGGGCCTTCAGGGGTTCTCTTTTTGGAATTTTGATAGCGTGCCGACTTAAGGCTCATTTCGTAGCCGCGCATCATGGATTCGGCAACGGTAGTGGATTGCGTTAATGCGTAAGCGCACTCGGCTGCAATACGCCAAGAAAGGCACTGAGAAAATGAATAAGACCACTGTTGAGGATTGGTATTCTCAAAGATGTATTCCATCTTAAATGGCTCATCATTTGCCAAAATGTATTCATCTCGGATTTCGTAATCCTGCTTCCAGTCTTCGCCTTTAATGATGTTTATAAAGTCGGCTGGCTTGATGTAGGCAAATGACCATTCGCTCATTGTGTCTTCAAAGTCAGACACAGAAGCCATTTCGACAGTCTTGGTCGCAAAGGACCAAGGGTAAGCCTCAAGAACTTCATTCCGGCAAAAGCCAAAAATGGCGTTCACAATTCTGGCTGTTTTATTGTCTTGTGATAGAGAGGTTATTGGCTCCTGACCCAATTTGATTAGGCCAAGATTTGCAACTGCAACTTCGGAAATCGCCAAAGACATTCATTCCCCAAGTCTTTGGCCCGCCCATACTCCAGAGAAGTATAAGCGGGCCAAATTAAATTGCAATCAAGCAGATGCGTAAAGAACCATCAATTTGATGGTGCCAGAAGTGGCGTCAGTGTCGCCGTCGATGCTAACGACGATATCCGCGTCACCCTCGATTTCGTAACCAGCGCCCGCGAGGTTTGCACCTTCTGCGTTCATGGAATACGAAGCAGCCGAGGTTACGTCGATATCAACACCAAAGGCATCCAAGTCATCCGTCAGCGAGCTTTCGCCCGAAGCGTTATACTCATAGCCAATATCAATGGTGCCGCCAGAGCCATCCAGGTCAGCAAAGTGGCAAACCACTTCAAGAACCCGGTCGCCCTTTTTCAGCTTGCCGAGGTAGATTTTATCGCCAGCGGCCAAGTCAGCAGAAATGGCGTAGGTGTCATACATACAGCGAACACGGCCACCCCATTTGTTTGCGGGCGCTTTTTCGCTAGGTACGTCTTGGGTTACGTTGGTGTACTCAACACCGTATTTAGAGGCCATCTTATATTCTCCTTAAATTATTCAGTTACAGTGTTGGTTTAGGCTTCAGAGCAAACGACTTCGACAACCTTCTCTTCTTCAAGACGGGTTGCGCCAATCGACATGCGAGCGTAAACCTGCGTGGCGTAGCCCTTATCGATACGCTTGTCGATTTTCACTTCCATGTCTTGACCGAGCGACAGGATTACGCCGTCGCCAATCCAAGCCAAGCAGCGACGAGCATCAGCAAGCGAGCCCGAGCCCGAGCCAATCGTTCCGTCAGTGTCATAGGTGGCGGTTTCAGCCGGTAGAAGCTGGGTGTGAATGAACTTGAAGCCCATGAACGTATCGATCTGGCCCTGCACAAGAGCCTTCACAGCAGCGTAATCCGAGCTGGTAACTTCAGTTTGCCCAAGAAGATCTTGCTTTTGCTTTGCCGAGAAAGCGAAGTAACGCGGCAGCGAAGGATCTACGTCGGCTTCGTCGAACTTAAGGGCTACGCGGCGAAGCGTGTCCACGTTAAGGCCGGTAGGGGTTCCAAGGGCGCCGTCAACGGCAGCTAGAACCTTTTGCGCAGCAGGAAGTGCAACCGTAGTAGCACCGTTTTCGCCAGAATAAGCATTGCCACGCATAGCGGCAATAAGAACGCTGTCCATCTTGCGGCCCATTCCGTACATGAACGCTTGAGCGTACGGAGAAGCCGGGTCGATGAGCATACGGATTTTGTCCTGGTCATCGATCAGGTCGGCGATCTCATAATCATTGAGATCGACGGCGCGACGGCTATGCGGCGTATCCATCTGAGGGGTATCAGCGTGGCGGCTTGTGCGAAGTGCCGCTTCAGCAAGACCCAGGCGCTCGAAAAACTGGCGCTTTCCCTTCTGCATTTCAGAGCGAACGGCATTGCGCAGGCGCGAGCCCTTCTGCTGAGAGAGATGGAACAGGTTGGAGTGAAATTGTTGTACAAATGCTTCAGTGACTTGATGCGACATGATGTGTCAGCCCCCAAAAAGGTAGAATTGTTAAGATTTGGCGGCGGGATTGTCCTGGCGGACCCAGGGTCTACCTAAATGGCTAAGATAGTGGATCTATTGGTGAAATAGATTGCCCACAAGCCATCATGTAACTAGTTTAAAAATAATTAAAATTAAAGTCAAAAGGATTTCTTAACAATGTTAATAAATGTTAACATTCAAGTTGCCAGGCCGCGCTGACCTTGGAGTTTCCTTGTTTCCTCCTTGGTCAGCGTTAGGCCGCTTCAAATAAGGGGTCAGATGCTAGAGGCAAAAGACGCTTACAAACGGCTAGAAGCCCTTAAGAGTAAGCGTTCATCTTGGGATTCGCATTGGCAGGACGTAGGCGACTACTTTCACCCCAATAAAAACACCGTTACGCGTGAAGGATCGCAAGGTGAAAAGCGCACGCTGCACATTTACGACTCCACTGGCATCAAATCTAATGAGCTTTTGGCTGGCGCACTTCACGGAATGCTCACCAATCCGAGTTCTTATTGGTTTGAGTTTACTACCGGACTTCCAGAGCTAGATCGTCAGGACGACGTGCGAAAGTGGCTGCAAAAAACAGCACACGTCTGCCATGAGGTCATGAATAACTCCAATTTTCAGACGGAGATTCATGAATTCTACCTAGACCTTTGCTCTTTTGGCACAGCATCTCTCTTTATTGAGCGTGACGACGTAAATGTTGTTCGCTTCTCAACGAAGCACGTTAAGGATTGCTGGATTGAGGAAAACAACAAAGGCCAAGTAGATACGGTTTTCTATTGCTTTAAATGGAAGCCGCGTCAAATCATCCAAGAGTTCGGCGACAAATGCCCTACGTTTGTTTTTGAAAAAGACAAAAAATGTCCTGAAGAAGAAATTGAGCTGCTTCAGGTTGTGGCCCCAAACACCGATTACAAAAAATCCAAAAAGCTATCGGTACAAGGCAAAAAATTTATTTCCTGCACCTACATTAGGGATGGTCAAAACGACCACGCTCGCATTGAGGAAAAAGGGTTCAACAATCTTCCATTTGCCATTGCTCGCTGGAGTAAAGGTAGCGGTGAAGTATACGGTCGCTCTCCAGCCATGATTTGTCTCTCTGACGTAAAAATGCTTCAGGAGATGATGAAGGAGACCATTCGGGCGCAGCAGAAGGCCAACAATCCTCCGCTTCTAGTTCCAGACGACGGCATTATTGGCTCACTTCGCTTAACTCCTGGCGGCATCAACTACTATCGCGCAGGAAATGGGGATTTCATTAAACCCCTACAGACCGAACAAAACCTTCTGCTTTCTTTTGAGACACTAAAAGATGTGCGGGAGCGCATTCGCCAGGTTTACTACATCGACCAGCTTCTACTGCGCGAAGGCCCACAAATGACGGCCACGGAAGTTATGCAGCGAACTGAGGAGCAAATCCGCCTTCTTGGTCCTGTGCTTGGTCGTCAGCATTCAGAAACTCTTCGCCCGACAATCGAGCGCGTTTACGAAATCGCAGATGAGGCAAAACTAATTCCTCCGATTCCACGCGCACTGTCAGGAAAAAGAATAGACGTAAAATATCGCAGCATGATTGCAAAAGCGCAGCTTGCGGCAGAGGCAAACAATCTCATGCGAGTTGTGCAGGGTGCCTCTCCATTCTTACAGCTTGATCCAAATGCCCGTCACGTAATCGACGCAGAAGAGGGTGTGCGTTGGGTTGCAAGTCTTTACGGAATGCCCGTTGAACTTACACGAGACAAAGAAGCAGTAGAAAACATCAAAAAAGGAATCGCCGAAGCTCAGGCACAGGCGGTTAATGCAGCCAGGGAACAGGCTGCCGTGGAGCAAGTATCCAAGCTTACTCCAGCAATTAAAGCTGCCACTGAAGCTGGCGCTGCATAGGTGATTGATTGACGAAAGAAAAGCAAGAAAAAGGTAAGCGCCTTGTTGCGCAATACAAGCAGGTATTTTCTACGCCGGAAGGGAAAGCGGTCCTCTTTGACTTAATGAAGGGGAATTACATTGTCGCTTCTGATCCGCATGTACCTGGCGACCCTTACGCCACACACGTAAACATCGGTCAGGCAAACGTCGTAAAGAAAATTCTACACATAATTAAAATGGACCCGGAGAAATTCTTCCAACTAGTAGAGGAGCAAGAATCACAGCATGTTTAAACAGTTTAACTTAAAAATGGAGAACGCAAACGATGGAGCAGGAGGATCTGGTGGAGGAGCTTCAGCCGCCCCGAACATCGCCGATGGTGCGCCTAGTGCGGGGGCCGCTCAGCAACCCGTGGGCGGAAGCCCTGGTAACGGAGGAAGTAGCGGAGCAAATGGTGGAAGCTGGTTGGACGCGCTGCCCGACGACATAAAAAAAGATCCTAGCCTTGCCATGTTTAAAGAGCCATCGGCTCTAGCTAAATCTTGGGTGAATGCCCAAAAAATGATTGGCGCTGACAAGGTCGTAATCCCTAACGACAAGGCAACTGAAGAAGATTGGGGAAATTTCTATAAAAAACTTGGTCGTCCAGAGGCCGCAGACAAGTACGAAATTAAAACCGCAGATGGTCAGGCGTTAAATGAAGAATTTGCTAAAGGCTTCAAAGAAGCTGCTTTTAAATCCGGCTTATCTGCAAAGCAGGTTTCTAGCTTGGCTGAGTGGTATATGGGAATGGAAAAGGCCACCGCTGAAAACAGCCAACAGGCGCAAATCACTGCCCTCCGCAATTCCTTGACGGAATACACTCAAAAGCTTGGTGGCGAAGAGAAGTTTAAGGATCGTGTGGACGATGCCCGCCTTACCTTGAACGCAATTGGCACGCCGGAACTGAAGGAATTCTTAAAGACATCCGGGCTTGGCTCTCGCCCTGAGATGATTGAATTCTTTGCCGCCCTAAAGCCCATGATGGATGAGGGTAAGATCCGTGATGGAACGGGTGTTCCTTTTGCTCAGCAGGACATTACGGTTTTGCAGCGTGAATTGGATGAGATTGAAAAGAACATGTTTAATGCTCCCCCGATGTCTTCCAATACGGCTGATCTATCTGCGCGTGCATTAGCATTACGCGAGCGCATCAATACGGCGAGACAGAAGAGTGCCTGAGCCAAGGTTTAAAAAAGACGGCAGCATTGAATTCCTGGATGACCAGGGAGAGGTGACTGCCGTTTCTAAACCCAAAAAGCGCCGCAAAAACGGTGCAAAGGTTACGCATAGAGGCGAGCAATCCGATGCCTATTTCCAATGGAAGCAGACAAAGGATGGCGAGCATATGCTGCTTCCAAGGGACGTGAATCCCAAGGAAGTAGATGCCTCTTACTCCATTTACAAAAACAAGCATGACCTGTGCCTTGAAATCGCTATGGAGATTGCGAATGGCAAGACGCTATCCGACTTGGATAAGTCGAAGGGATTCCCTGCGACTAGAACTGTGTTTTATTGGTATGCGCGTGATCCACTTTTTAAAAACCTTATCGACGAAGCTAGAAAGGTTCGCGCAGAGTTTTACCATGACAGGTTGGTGGACGTAGCCGACAACGTTGTGGAAGAAAACGCTAGAAGCTCAAAGGTGAAGGCCGACGTTTACAAGCACCTAATGAGCGTCAATGACCGTGACCGCTTTGGCAATCAGACAAAAGTGGTGGGGGATGCGACTGCCCCAATCAATATCACATTCAATACTGGCATTGTGCGTGATGCGCCTGCGCAGATTGACAATGCCGTTCCTGCTGTAGGGAGGGTAGTTGATGATGAATCATGACAGCGATCACGATAGGTTTCTTGCCCTTTGCGTAATCATTTTTTTTATTTCGTCGATAATTTATTACATTGATGGCTTCCCAATCTAAAGTCATTGATACAGGCTACAAGCCTCGACCACTCCAGCAGGAGTTACATCGGTCATTAAAGCGCTTTAATGTGCTTGTATGTCATCGACGTTTTGGAAAGACGGTATTCGCGACAAACGACATGATCGACCAGGCGCTTCACCTGTATGCCTCAAGGAAGCTGCCGCGTCCGAGATTTGCTTACATCGCGCCTGATTACGGGATGGCAAAGCGTATCGTGTGGGATTATTTCAAGGCGTATACAAAAAACATTCCTGGCGCTGTAGCTAATGAAAATGAGCTTCGCATTGATATTTCGATGTTTGGGGATGAAACAGACACGCTTCGTTTTCAGCTATGGGGTGCAGAGAAGCCCGATAAGCTTGTGGGCACGTATCTTGATGGCGCGATTTTAGATGAATTTGGCGTAATGAATCCTGCTGTATGGACTACGGCGCTTCGCCCGCAGCTTTCTGACCGAAAGGGCTGGGCGCATTTCATTGGGACGCCAAGGGGCAAGAACAGCTTTTATGATTTGCACAAATACGCCATCGACGCAAAAGACCCGGAGTGGTTCACGCGTGTTTATAAGGCTTCTGAGACTGGATATGTAGACCCTTCGGAGCTCGCATCTGCTCGCCGTACGATGGGCGAAGACGAGTACATGCAAGAATACGAATGCAGCTTTGATGCCGCGATCAAGGGCACCTATTACGCGAAGCTGATTAACGACTTAGAAAATAAAGGTCGGATTAGAAACGTCGATTATGAGCCAAGCTTAGGTGTAATGACGGCGTGGGATTTGGGAATGAATGATTCCCTTGTAATCTGGTTCGCTCAACGCCTCTACTCAGAAGTAAGAATCATTGACTACCTAGAAATGTCCGACATGCCGGATGGGTTACATGACGTGGTTAGAGAGCTTCAAAAGAAGCCGTATGTGTACACGACGCATATTCTTCCCCACGACGCGGCTGTGAGGGGCATAAACGATGGTAAATCCCGCGTAGAGACACTGAGGCGCTTAGGGCTTAAGGGCATTGAGGTACTGGAGCGTAAACCCCTTCAGGATGGCTTAAGCGCGGTTAAGAACCTGCTTCCCATGTGCTACTTCGATGCAGAGAAGACAGCGCGTGGAAGAGATTGCCTCAGGAATTACAGAAGAGAATGGGACGACAAAGCTCAGGTGTTCAAAGACAAGCCGCTTCATGATTGGGCATCTCACGGAGCAGATGGTTTTCGTTACCTAGCGATGGGCATAGATAAAGAGCGGCCATTGATTCAACCAGAGAGACAAAATCGGGCGATTATGGATTATAATGAATTTGGGGGGGATTCTCATTTATGAGCGGCGCAGTTGATGCAGGAAAAAAGGTTTTAGACGTAACGGCATTTCCCGTAGTGGCTCCAGCGAAAGCGGCATTTGATTTAGCCACAAAAGGAAAGAATCCGCTTAAAAGCGTAGGAGAGTCCGCAAAGAAGGCCATGGGTTCCGGCATGAGCATCCTTGACCCCGCACTTGAAGGCGCAGGACTAGGAAAGAAAGAACTTCCCAATATCGCCGTTGAAGATCCTGCCGCAAAAGCAGAAGCAGATAAAAGAGAAAGAGAGCGAATCCGTAGACAAGCGGAGATCGACATTCTCACCGACCGCCCAGGGAGAGGCGGAACGATTCTGACCGACAGATATACTTACAACGTATGAGCTTTGTGACCTTTGTTTTCTATTATGTAATTCTTCACGGTTTCATAGCTCTAAGCCGATTTCTAAGTATTGCCCTTATAGCCGTTATTGCTTGGTATTTAAAATCGACTCACTTACATAAAATGGACGGATTTTTTAAATCGCATTCTCATAAAGTTTAAAGCCTCTCAAAAACAAGGGGGGCATTGGGAGAGACAGGAATACTAGGCTCCCAATGAGGTAGGTAAGCACCAAGAGACGACCCGTAGAGGGCGTAGTGGGAAGGCTTAGAGGTAAACACTCTAAGAGAAACCACCAGGGCAAGGAGCAATCACACCCTGAAAGCTTATCCTGGGAACACAAGAATCCCAGAAATACAGGTGTCCATAATGGACATCCTTCTTATTCCCATTGGGGGGAAAGGGGGGTGTCCGTCTTCCAGAATTCCATTCTATAAATCATGATTCATAATTTGTAGTTGTTGTGTATTTCTATCAAGCATGAAGTTGGGAAATCTTTGAAATGTATAGAGGGGATACAATAATCCACAAGCCATCTCCAACTTTGGGGTGTACCCCCCTGTTAGCAAGCTATGTAGTAGCAAGCACCCCTCCACCCCCTATGTAGATAGACAACAAGTAAATGCATTGTATTTATATTGATAGGTATGCATGTATATATAGACATACATTATTTACATGGTATGTAATGAATGCATACATGAATGAATGCCAATGTAAATATAAATAGGTTACAGCATGGTACAAGTATTGCAGAGTAACTAAGTACGGTAGTCAAACGCCGCATCTAGAAAGGAAATAAAATGCTGAAATATATTGTAATGGGTATTCTGTTTAGTTATGCTGCTAGCGCAGAGACTTACTTGGTTAACAACAAGCCAGTAAGTGTAGAGATTGCTTTAAATGAGGCAATCAAGGGAAAAGAAGTACTACAATGCAAAACTGTAGTTGCCTCTCTCTCAAAATCAGGCAAGTCAATCACTCTCAAAACCAAGAAAATCAAGTAATGCAATCTATGCATGCATAAATGCATAAAGGCATTATAAGGTGACAATTTACGCCACCGCAGCGCGTCTAGATAATCATAAGAGGGTTTAATCGGAGCTATCCGGTTACTCCCTGTTGGGATTATCCAACCTAGCTTTTCAAACGGCTAGTTACTGAAAGGAAAGTCTTATGGCGTCACAAGACGTTTACGAGATAGTTACAAATAAAATCATTCAACTATTAGAAGCCGGTGAGATTCCCTGGCAAAAGCCTTGGAATGCTTCGGGCAAGCTTCCACAAAGCCTAATCTCTGGGAAGGAATACCAGGGGATTAATCATTGGAACCTGGCCCTAAGCGGCTACGGATCTCCTTATTGGTTGACCTATAAGCAAGCGAAGGAATTAGGCGGCAATGTCCGAAAGGGCGAAAAAGGTACGCCGATTATCTTCTTTAAGATTCTCGAAAGGGAGAATTCTAAGGGTGATACCGATTCTATCCCATTAGCCAGGTATTCCACCGTGTTTAATCTTTCCCAATGCGAAGGGATAGAATCCCCCAAAAGTGAAACACCTGTAAAGGAATTCACTCCCATTGAATCCGCTGAATTAGTTTCTGGGCAATACTTGAAACAAGTAGAGCTCCGGCATGGTGGCGATCGGGCCTATTACTCCCCTTCGTTTGACTATATCCAAATGCCTGAGCGCGTTTCCTTCCGATCTCCCGAGGAATATTACTCCACGCTGTTTCATGAAATGGCGCATTCTACTGGCCATGAGAAGCGTCTGAATCGAGAGGAATTGCAAAAGATTGCAGGCTTTGGCTCCCACGATTACTCAAAAGAGGAATTAGTTGCGGAAATGGCTTCCAGTTTCCTTTGCCATAATGCTGGCATCTCTCAACCTGTAATTGAAAACCAGGCCGCTTATATCCGCGCATGGCTTTCTAAGCTTAAGAATGATCGGAAATTCCTTGTGTCTGCTGCTTCTAAGGCCCAGAAAGCAACCAAATACATCTTGGAAGGGGTGGCGGTATGATTGCCTTGGCCCCTTGGCATTCCGTTAGGTCTTTTATTGGAAAGAGAAAAGCCCATTGCAAAAATTGTGATGGGTTCTTTTCTGACAATATCCTTCCCATTGGTGGAAGGCGCATAACGCTTAAGCAGTCTTTCAATAGAACGCTCTATCTATGCATTCCATGCGCTGAATTTGAGGCGCAAAAACTCGAAAAACTTGTCCACGATATTCGGCGAGCAATGGAAATGGATATTGATACCGAAAAAGAGTTTTATGAAAGGATGGCGTCCAATGCTTAGTAAACTGCGAATTTACGACGTAAACGAAGGGCATTGTCAAGTTACTTATGTAACTAAAAACGTCCACAATGAGCGTATTTTTTACTGCTTACAAGATAATTGGGGCATTAAGCCAATGAGATGCACACAAGACGGTGAGCCGCAAAATGAAGTGCGCCCCAATGATTGGAGCTTATGGGAAATTCCACAAGGCGATTCAAAAATTGAAATTAAGGCGCGTGAATTTTTAGAATCAAAGGTGAGCCATGCTAACCAATGATTTAACCCTAATCATTATTACCGCACCCGCTATGGGCGCGTTTCTTGGCATTTCCGCATCTATCCTTTCCCGGCATTTGCCTGTTAGGGAATTAGATACTTCTTTTTCCCCTTGGGAATTCGCATCTGTTGACGCCGATGCAATCGCCCAATGGAAGGAAGTGAATGGAGACGCTAGGCGTGATCTCTTAAAGCTTGCTGATAAGGCTTTACAAGCGTGTCCTGACGTTTCTTGTGACTCTGTTGCCGATGCCTTTGGATTGCCGCGCCTATCGGTGCGCCGCTTGTCTAAGGGCCATCGTGGGAAAAGAGTTACCTATTACGCACCTGAAGAAATCTATAAACTCGCAAAGGAAATTGTATGAAAAAGCGAAATCGCTATTACTTAGAAAAACCGTGGCACAAAGCGCTTCCTGATTCTCCGTTGGAAGCCCATTTGATTGGCCAATTAATTAAAAGAATTCGATCTAAATCAATCTACGGGACCACAAAAGAAATTTCTGATTACACAAAATTACGACACTTAACCGTACTTAAGGTTTTAAAGGAGTATGCCACCGAAGAGAATGGCTATACTTCCTGGCGGCCAGCTAAAAAACACAAACGTTATCGCCCAATAAAACCCACGTTTGGCAAAAATTGCGCGGTTTATTGGTCATGAAACCTATTTTTGAAGCACCCAATGAATGTAATGAAAAAGATTGCAAAGAATTCACTCTAGATGGCTACGACTATTGCGAGAAGCATCAAGAATACTTCTATTGTGAGTGCGGCCAGGAGTTAGAGGATGCCTATGGAAGCCCCGGCGATGGCTTTTGTATTTTTTGCCGATAGCCCGTTGTTTTTTGATTGAAAATTAAGCTAAATTTCCCTTTCCCATTCATCCCCATGGGTTTGTCTCACGACTTTCCTTTCACATGGGGATGGAAGGGGCAATGCTGTTTGAACCGCCGCTTCGGAGCATTGCTTTGGGACCAGGCGGGATGGGGCGAGAGGCGGCGAGCTCCATCCTATGTCTGGCTACTTCTTTTCCTTTTTCAAAACCGGCAACAGATCCTCCGGTGTCTTAGGCCGGTCTGCAATGTAATCCCGAATACACTGGCGATCGGGATAAAAAATCCCTGGTGCCCACGTAGCTTCTTTCTGGCATAAAGCAATAATAAGCAATGCTGTTGCTTCTGACATCTCTCTACCTCGCTTGTTAAAACTTTCTACTAGTTAAATATGGTTAATTTAAAGAATAAATGATTATAAATGGCTATATTGGGGTAAACATTTAAACTTTTGGGGCAAATAATTTAGTTAAAAGGACAATTTACCTCACAACATCTCAAAATTATGTCGAAGAATTCAGTAGTGAAGGCGATTAAAAAAGAAGAGTTAGAGGCAATTATTGTTGCGGTCCGTGATGCCTCAGTGCTTTTGCTTTTCGCTATGGAGCTTTTGAAAAAGAAGCGCTTACCCGCAACCACTGTTTCTGTCGTCGCTGGCGGGCGAAAGGTAGCTACCAAGAACCTCTCGAATCGCCCCGAGCTTTTTCTTGTCGGCACCAAAAATGAGAGAAAGAGCCGCTAAACGTTCCTCTGCCTCTGATGGTTGAAAATCCGGAGGCCGATTGTGGTCCGTAAACAGCCACGGGATTGTGACCTCCAAACGCTCTGCTAACTCTGAAATTATCTCTAAACCTATGTTATCGCCGCTAAGGTTACGACTAAGGGCGGCTCCAGACTTTCCCATTTGATCGGCCAATTTATTTTGCGTTAGGTCAAGCTCTAAAAGCCTTCTTTTCACATTTTCCCTAAATATTTCAGGAGGCTTTCGCATCACGTTAACCTTTGCATTTAATATCATCAAAGTATTGACTTCGATTGACATAAACGTTAATGTCTTTGGTGATGATTGGTTTTAACCCTAACAGAGCTGAGCAGCTACGAATGAAAAAAGGTTTCCGGCGAGCGTTTATCGCCGGGGAATGCGGAATCACTTCCAACTACCTTTCTCTTCTCATGCATGGGCACAGAGCGCCTTCTGAGCGCGTTTTAAACCTCATGGCATTGGCCCTTGGAACTTCAACGGACTATCTGACCGGCAAGTCAGACGATCCCTCTCCACCCAAAGGGCAAGTTGCATGATTACGTTGCATCACAGCAATAGTCAATTTTTTAAATCCCGCCACCGGGACGGCGGGGGAGAGCGCCATTGGACCGGCACGCTTTTACCGGAATGCCCTCGCCGTCCCTCTCTAAAAACGGGCTGATTTTCAACAAAAACAAGGGGTTTTAAATGATTACACCTGGCGATTTCATTGCACACGATAGCTTTGTTTACACGGCGGACGGTATCCAGGTCTGCGTGACTGGCGGGCGATTTAGTCCAAACATAAACAAGCGCCTAAATGAATCTGAGGCCAATGCCCGCTTATTCGCCGCGTCCAAAGACCTTCTTGCGGTTTCTGAAGCCCTTGTTGATGGCCAGACGCCGATCAAAGCAGTTGTTGAGATGGCTTTTGCCGCACTGAAAAAGGCCAACGTTTCAAACGTTTTGCCGATGCGCGAGGGGACTGAAAGTGTCGGCGCTTAGCATACAGGGCTTAGATGAACTCTATGAATTAGCACGCGAGAAGGTGGCGCTAAAAAACGGCAGCGGAAAAGATGCAATTCGCGGAATTCACTTTGAACGCGCCGTGGAAGAAGAGTTTGAAAACATGAAAGAAGCCCTAGAGGGCGCTGCCCTGCTTAGGGAGGACGACTAATGGCTATCGCTCACTGCCATAAGTGCCATACGAGTTTTAACGACTCCCAATGCCCTAAATGTGGCGTCTTTGGAAACATCAATTTTGATGAGGATTTTCCCGAGCTAGCGGAACTGGCTGAGAGACACAATCTTGCCTTTCAAAGAGGCGAGGAGATGCGTGCGCGGGAGCTTGCCGACTCGCTGGCTCGAAATATTGAGCATCAAAAATGGCTGCGCCGTCCAGTTGAGGCATGGGAACTGGAGAAAATGAAGGAATCTATCAGTTGGGCCAAAAGTTTTACCCGTAAGGCTACTGAATTAGCTGGGATTAAAAAACTTTTAGACGCCGCTTTACTAGAAATCGAGGCCATCAATCAGGCCAATAAAAGGGAAAAAAATGAACAAGTCAGAGCAAATAAATGAACTAGCGAAAGCCATGGTTAAAGTCCAGGCGGTACTTGAGGGCGCGGTAAAGGACACGCAAAACCCGTTCTTTAAGGCTAAATACGCAAATCTAGAAGCCTGCTGGGATGCGATCAAAGAACCGCTAACCAAGAACGGCCTTTGTGTGATTCAGACGATGGGACATTTGAGCGAAGGCGGGCCTTCGATTATTACCACGCTTATCCATGAGTCAGGCCAGTGGATTTCTGGCGAACAGCCGCTTTGCGCTAAGGCGCTTAGTCCACAGGATATGGGTTCGGCGATCACATACGGACGCCGCTACGGTCTTGCTGCCATTATCGGCCTAGTGCAAGTGGACGACGATGGCGAAGGCGCGGCTAAACGACCGACATGGGAAAGCAATTCCACCACAGTCGCGCCGCCCTCTGGAGATCCAGGCGAGTATCGAATCACGTTCGGTAAGTTCAACGGCAAATCACTTAAAGAAGTGACTGAAAAAGATATCCGTTCCTATATCGAATACCTTGAAAAGAAAGCCGCTGCCGATGGAAAGCCCGCAGGCAAAAACGTGCTGGAGCTCAAGTCCGTCTGTGATGCCTTCTACAGCAAAGACGAAGAAATACCATTTTAACTTTTGAACCGGCTGGCCGGGTCTAACGGCCCTTCCTTACTCAATACTTAAACCTGTCAGCCGGTTCATTTTTTTAGGCACAAACATGGAAATAAAACTTTTCACAATCCAGGAAGCGGCCAAGTTGCTGAAGCGCAGCAAAAGCACCCTCTACAAGTGGAGGATGGATGGCATCGGCCCTAAGTCCAGAATGAAGAGTGGAGCAATTTACTACACGTCTGACGCGCTATTCCAATTTTTAAAAAAAGATATGGAAAAACGCGTCGCAGAAAAACGCCCCGAAAGGGCTCCAACGCGACCGCCGATGCCTTGGATTGGCGCTGCGCCCAAGCGCAGGGAGTCACGAGAGGAGCAGCGGCAGTTTGCTAAAGAATTACATCAATTTATGCAGGACATCAAAAAGTTAAGATGAGTGGGCGGGAAGGGAAAAAATTTTGCTTACTTATACGCGATAATTTTACTTATAGCGTGTAAGGCTAAAAATTGAGTGTTTGAAATATTAGAGGATTTTTACAGGCTGTTTTTTAATAAAACGCCTTAACAATCTTAGTTTAAACACTCCCTTCCCTCTGTGCAAGGAATTTTTCCGGGGGGGATATGTTTCTAAATCTGTTTCGTAAATTTTTGGGTCGGAACCCGAAAAAAGCAATCAAAAAAGACACCGCAATTAGACTTATTTGCGCATACGCCGAGCTGACTTCTGAGCAGGCAGAGGGCGCTTATGAGGCATTGGATTCGATTGGTCTAATCGACCACTCCAGGGAGTCAGCGTGAGCGTCCGTAAGTCCACCATGCACGTTTATTTTATGCGCCAGGAGGGTACGGGCTTTATGAAAATTGGACGCGCTAATGACCCGTTACGGCGCTTAGGTAACGTCCGAGTGGGCTCCCCGCAGCCAGTTTATTTGGTTGGCTCAGTTCTTGAGCATAATGGCTTCAGCGAAAAAATCGCGCATCAAGTTTTTTCCGAATATTGGTTTCGCGGCGAGTGGTTTCGGGAGGAGGGCCGCTTGGCGGATTTCGTAGGCAATTCCCTGCCGTGGTTTGTAGAAAATTCCAGAAACATAAAAGACGGTATTTTTGAGAGTAAGCCGGAATGGGATAGGCGCTGCTTCCAATTGGTTCGGGAGGCAACATGATCCGCCTCACTGTTTTAAATTGGGAGCGATTCAATGCGCGAAGCGATGTGAAATCGCCAAGCTGGTTCCGCCTTTCGCATAACATTTTTGAAGACCATGAATTTTACGATTTCACGCACGTAGAGCTCGTTAGCTGGATTTATATTCTTTGCTTAGCGTCAAAGACTAGTAGCGGAAATGTTTTAGTTAATCTCCAGCACCTAGATCGCGTCGGTCGAATTAAGGAAAAAGACTTCAGAAGTGCGATTGAAAAACTAGAAAGAAATCAATGCATTCTCGTGGACGGTACGCGCCCGGTACGCGCCCGTGACGCATCCGATACGATCACGGCCTCTACATTACATAACAAGACAAGACAAGACATAACAAATACGCCGCCTCCGGCTGTTTTCGATTTCGAGGCTGTTTACAAAAAATACCCGAGAAAAGAAGGCAAGGCCCAGGGCATGAAAGTCTGCAAAGCTCAAATCCGCTCCCAGGATGATTACAACCTGCTTTCCAGGGCTGTTGAGCGATACGCGGAGCATGTTTCTAAAAACGGCACAGAAGCAAAGTTTATAAAGCACTTCAGTACCTTCATGAATTCCTGGAGGGATTGGCTGGACCCCGACACGGGCACAGTGAAAACTTCAGCCGCGCCTAGCGCATCGCTGGATTGGGATTTCATCTACGGCGATAAAAACGGCGGTGCAGCGTGAATAAGCCGCAGTTTGAATGCCAGATTGAACGCCTACGGAAATGCTATAGCCCCGCCGCGCTAAACGAAGAACGCGTAAAACTCATGTGGGACGCGTTTAAGCACGTAGAAGAATCGGTTTTTGAAAAAGCTGTGAACTTCCTGATTGGGGAGGCAACCACGCAGGCACTCCCGGCGCTTTCCCGCTTTAAGGAAGCCGTTGCCATGTTTCAGGAGCGTAAGCGCTCCGAGACGGGCGGGCACCCTAACGACATACCGAAGCGAACGCCCGAGGAGCAGGCGGCAGTTGACCAAGCCCGCTACGAAGCGATGGGCGTGCTGCTGAAATGGCCGAAGACCCTTCCCTATAACCCTAACGACAGGAGCGGAGCGTGATGGATAGGCCTTTGCTTAGATACTTCGGCGGTAAGTTCCGCATCGCGCCTTGGATTATCGGCCATTTCCCCGAGCACCGCATTTACGTGGAACCTTTCGGGGGGGGGGGCGAGCGTGCTGCTGCGTAAGCCCAGGTCTTATGCCGAAGTTTACAACGACTTAGATGGCGAGATTGTAAGCGTCTTCCGCTGCTTCCAGTCGCCGGATGCGTTCCGGGCACTGAAGCGCCGCTTAGTAAATACGCCGTTCGCGCGTAGCGAGCATGATTTGTCTTATGAGGCGACTCCGGACCCGATTGAGGCGGTGGCGCGTACCATTGTGCGATCGTGGTTTGGGTTTGGAAACTCCGCGCAGCGCACGTCTGGAAAATCCGGGTTTCAGGCGATGACCGAAATGACTGGCAGCTCCAAATCAATGCAATGGAAATCCTACCTAACCAGGCTAGATGAATTCCGTGATCGCTTAATGGGCGTTGTAATTGAAAACCGCGACGCTGGCGAAGTAATCGCGCACCAGGATACTGAGGGCACGCTGTTCTATGTGGATCCGCCTTACGTTTCTGAAACGCGCAAAAGCGGCACTTACAAATTTGAAATGACTACCGAAGACCATGCGGCGCTATGCGAGAGGCTTAGCCAAGTGAAAGGCATGGTCATCTTAAGCGGATACGATAATCCCGTTTACAACGCGCTGGGATGGCACCGGGAAGAGATTGACACGCAATCAATGGCGAGCATTAACCGCGAGCGGAAAGAAATTATTTGGCTGAATCCCGCAGCGGTCAGGGCGCGTCCGCAGCCATCACTTTTCTCGGAGGCGCTATGACCAAAGGAAACGAGCAGGCATTTCCTATTATTGGCCACAATTATATTAGGGAAGGCCAAAAATTCAGCGTTACTCCGCATGGCGGGCTAACCAAGCGCGAGTACTTCGCGGCGTTGGCTATGCAGGGGTTGCTTTCGCAAAGAGCCGAGTACACCAGCTTTGTAATCGCCGCTGATGATGCAGTTGACTTTGCCGACGCGCTTCTAGCCGCACTGGAAAAGCCATGCACGTAATCCGCAAAGTTAACCGTGGCGATGGACGCACTAACGCTTTCTGGATTTTAGAAATTCTAAACGAAAGCGGCGAAGTGAAAACGCGCTATTCGTATTTCCTGGACGAAACAGAGGCCGCTACTTTTTGGGCAATGAATAGGGGGAGATTGTGAGTTTTAGAATATGCCTAGAAATCCCAACTATCGCAGTAGCTAAGGCGCGTCCGCGTTTTACTAAGAAGGGATTCGCCTTCACTCCTCAAAAGACTAGTTCCTTTGAGGCTGAAGTGCGCTGGGCTTGGAAGGCGCATGGCCATCCCATGATTCCAAAGGTACCTACAGCGTTGGAAATTGTATGTGAGCTCCCGCGACCCAAGTCGCTTAAGAAAAGCATAAAAATCCCAATTACTAAGCCCGACGTGGACAACTACGCCAAGGCCATTTGTGACGCGCTCAACGGCTTCGCATGGGAGGACGACAACCAGATTACGGACCTGACGATTCGTAAGCGTTTCGCTCTAGGGGCACCACAAATTAAAATTTCTATCATGCCAACAATGGGGGAAGACAATGCAGCATGAATTCGTAACGGGGCAAAAAGTAATCCACACAGTTAAGGAGTTACACACTATCGGGAAACATCAAGTAGATAGGACGCGGATTAATGAGTTTCCCGCCGAAGTGGAAGCAGTAAACGCTAAGACGCTGAAACTAAGATTTAATAACGGCGTAACAAAGATTGCAGCGAAAGAAAGCTGCCGACCAATGGAACAAACCGCATGAGCCAGAATCAATACGGCGAATCCCAGCAGACGCAAGAATACATTTGGTCACTAGGGGAATTATTTTGGCTGCATGAATCAACAATCACGGACGCCTTGCAATTGTGCGTGGACCGACTGCCGCACACACAGATTAGTAAATACGAGCGCGTCTTAGATCAAATTAAGAGGCTGAAGAAATGACTCATTCACTAGAGCAATATCTACACTGGAGCGTTCCTGTCTTAGCAATGATTGGAATAGTCGCGGCGGTAATCTTGTTTATGTACGTGCTGCACCTGGCGTGCGACGAACTTGAATCGTGGTGGAGGAAATAATGGGCGCAGGGCAAAACGGGGAAACTCCGTACAACAAAGAACTAGACGAAATCCGGGAAGAGGCACCTGTGTACAGGCCGACGCTTCCGAAGAAAGCTAGCAAAGAGTGCCTGGAACTTATCGAGCACTTCGAGGGGTTCTACCCGCAGGCTTATCTAGACCCTGTGGGAATACCCACAATCGGTATCGGCACGATTAAGTACCCCAACGGCGAAAAAGTAAAACTAGGCGAAAGCTGCACGCGTGAACAGGCTTTCGATTGGTTAATGTGGGAGCTTTCCGAGAAGACAAGCGAAGTAAACGAAATGGTTAAGGCAGAGATCACGCAGGCGCAGTTCGATGCGTTGCTAAGCTTTGCGTATAACTGCGGTACAAACGCGCTGCGGAACTCCACGCTACTTAAGAAACTAAACGCAGGCGATTACAACGGCGCTGCGGATCAGTTCCTACGCTGGGACAAAGCAGGCGGGGCTAGCCTACCGGGGCTTACGCGTCGTCGTAAAGCGGAGCGCGAAATGTTCCTTGGCGGTGATTGGAGGGTGTTTAAGACATGAGCAAGTTAAAAGTGGGAAATAGAGTAAGAGTTTATGGAAGGCCAAGCCCAGGCTGCGGTATTAGCCCGTGGTCAGGGGTTGTTGTTGAGCAAGACAAGGGTCCGCACGAAGGCGATTCAATATCAGTCAAGGCAGAATTTGGCGGCAAGGTTTTTGATGTTCACCCCAAGCAATGTAGAAAGCTCAAAAAGAAAGAGAAGCCGCTGAGCGTGGAGTTTGAGACTAAGCTTTATCAAGCAACGGAGACAACCGCCAGGATAATTGAGACAGACGAGGTAACCAAAAAACTTTATGAATTTTATAAATCAAACAGACGCGTCCGCGTGACGGTTACGGAGCTGAAATGACCGACATAATTCTAGCGGTGGCGCAGGAGAAGGAAACAACAAAGGGGATGGAATGAAGAAAGAAATCGACACATTTAAGCTAGGACAACTTTTCGACGTATTCAAAAACGCCATGCTTTGGGCTTGGTATCTATCAGCTATCGTTGCTGCTGCGGCGCTGTGGTTTTTCCCTATCCCACAATCACGCATCCAGACATTTGCTTTCGCTGGTAGTTTCATTTTCTACACGCTTCTGAGCGTCTGCATATCTAAGCTGGAAGCGATCCGCACGGAGATTAAATGACCCCCCAGGAGAGAATCGCCGCTAGGATTAAGGAGATGCGGGATCAAGGGGAACATTCAATCGCGCTACTCGACGCGGTGGATAAGCTAGTTAATGCGCACAACCTGCATATATCAAACTGCCATAGCGGGCTGTATTATTCAGAGCGTGCGTTGGAAGAAGTAGCCGACCTGCTCGCGCCGGAGGGGAAGCATGACTAACCCCACCCCCGAACAGCTCGCCGAGTGGAAGCGGAAGCGGGCAACGGACTATGCAGAAAAGAATCGTGTGAAGTATGGCCGCGATTTTAAGCAAGCCGTTGACTGTGTGGAGGCAGGCATCGACGCCGCGCTGGAGCTAGGTTTTGTACGCGGGGCTTTAACGGCCATGCAGGAGCTAAAGAGCGGCGGCATGGTGGACATTAGAGCAATGAAAGAATTTGATGAGGCACTAGAACACGCACGCTCCGAAATGGCGCGGCTGATGGGGGAGGGCATTAATGTCTGATAAGGAGTTTCATATTTTTAAGCAAGCTCCGAATCAGCGGGAGGCTGCTTGTGGGTATATCGCTAAGTCCGATCCTAAATCATTTCCGCAAGATAAAGCATATCCTCGCTGTGAGAAATGCATGGAATGGTTCAAAGGCATCTGCTGGAAGCGAGAGGAACACAAGCCATGACTAAGAAAACCCACAAACGCGGAAGGTGGGGGAAGGTATTAAGTGAGCCCCAGACGTAGACTTGAAAAGCAAACTCAGAGATTGCACCAGTGCCGCGCTGCTGAAGCGGGAGGGCGTGCAAACATGAAGCGGATTATTTGTTTTTTCATCGGTCACGATATCGTTTTCCGAAAGATTTACGACCCGCTTCGGAATGCAATGAACGCGCATTTGTCGCATGAATATTCCAGCGCAGGGTATTGCAAGCGGTGCAGTTACACTTGGGACGATAAGGAGCCCAAGCCATGACTAAGAAAACCCACAAACGCGGGAG